TCGGTTCGATGGGGTAGGCTTGAGGTTGTAGGATGGAGAACAGTAGGCAAGAGAAGCGGACAGGGTAACAACCCAACTCAGCCGGTCACATACAGATATGCGACCACTTGCCCCGACTGCCCTAGAGGCGACTTCAAGACTTGCTGGGGGCTATGTGTGAAGGACTCAGAACTTCGCTTTGGCCTAGTCAACTCCGCACTAGGCAGAACCCCTGTGGGTATCGACCCACGCCGAGGACCTACAGAACTTCAAGACGTCACAGACGCCCTTGAGGAGTCCGGTGGAGTTGTGGTAATCTCCGAGATACCACCGGAGGGGATATGAAATTGAGTGGGGGGCTTCGGCCCCTCATTCTCTACCCCTAGAGGCTCACACAGGGCCAAGAAAAACCGTACCCTACTCATACAACCTATTCACTCAAAGAGTGGCTAGGATTGAACGCATACCCCCTAGAATTGGGATTTGGATTCTAACCCGACGGTTTAGTTTTTGATTTTCGCCAAAACTCAGCGATATACGGCGATGGTGGAAGCCCAGCACCTCACTCGATTTTTAACATTTTTTTTGAAAATTATTTTTCAGATATTTTCCACTCGCGTATCATAGAATTAAATCTATAGTTCCAAATGTACCGTTCTTCAAGTGGTAACTCGCGCACATATCTAAATACGCTTGAGGGATATAGAGGAGTCCACCTATGGGGTACATCTTTATTCACAGCAGAGCATATCTCGTTCGTTGCTCGCCAATTATCAAAGAAGCCATCGGCCAATAACTGCCTCACAAGATGCTTATACATCTTCTTGCGTGGTAAAGGACCAGCCATTAGAAGCCACCCCTGTTAATTACCTTTCCGCCGACACCGGACTTAGGACGAACCAAACCTTTAGTTGCCCCTCCCATCCATTCGCCACCCTTCATAGTTTTCATAATTACAGGCATATCGGGGATTCTGTATGTGAATTGGTCTATAGCGTGTGCAAGGGCCATAACCGTATCGTTGTGTCTGCCTAAATCCACGATTAACCCGTCACGCCACGCATGAGTTTTAAGTTCGTCAAGAATAATCTCAACCATTCTTCTAGTTTCATCGTTACCATAGGGGAATGCTACCATTTCGCGCTCAAACCAAACCCTAAGCCTGTTCATTAAGCCTTGCTTCAAGGTTCTGTTGCCCACCTTACTAGGACGATAATCTACAACTGCGCCCTTCTGCTGAATAAGCGTGTTATACATCTGTTGAAAACCTACATCCTCAGCAGCAATTGCAGCGCCATAACGCTTTGCCCATTCAATGAGAACATCAGTCTGTTCTGCTGGTGGGAAGTCATTACGCCTCCACATATTTACAAAGTGAACATACCCGTCATCATCCTGTCTTAAAACAACAAGAACAGAATAATCCTGTCCGAGTCCGTGTGATGGGTCAAACCCAATCACATATCTGTTGTTATCTAACTTCTCCGGCTGTATAATAGTATCAAGGTCAAGATTTTTACGGACGAGGGTTTGCGGGTAAACCGCTGAATCGTCATCGACAACTCTGCATAAGAACTCCTGTGCAAACTCTAACTCCCCAATAGCCTTTCTCTGTTCCATCAGATAGTTTATATTCCTGTGTTCGGGCCAAAGAGGAACTGCTTTAATCTTACCCTCACTACTTTTCCATTCGTCATAGTTCTTTACGGAACTCCAAGTACCCTTTTTCCATGTATCGTTTTCAAGCATCTCAGTATGATAAAGGTCAGTCATGCTCATAGGAGTACCAACCACATAAATAGATGAGTTCGGGTCAAGCATAGGTGTAATCGCCTTTCTAAACCATTGTTGCAGAACGCGAGGATTCATTTCGTCACTATCCACTAACACATCGTCAAATGCTACACACGCAGGATGTTCACCACGAATAGCGGAACCAACAGATGTAGCCATAATCCAAGCACCGTTGGTAAAATGAATCTCTGTCTTGTTACCCTTCTTAGGGTCAAGATACTTAGATAACTGTGGATGACGCTTCATATCGTCGCGTATCTCTTGTAGCCTTCTAATTGCTGTGTCTTTACTTGCAGAAATCAACCAACAAGTAAACGGTCTATTGTTGTTCCACTTCTCAAACAAACATTGATGAAGTAGTTTTACCCTAAGAGTAGTAGATTTACTATGTCCTCTTGGGGCGATAATACAAACACGATGAACTTCTGAGCCTTTTCTGTCCCCATACATATCCATCCATTCACCAATATGGCCGCCCCATGTGTAACCTAGCCACTCATAGAAATATCTAACAGATGTTCGTGACCTTTCCATAGATAAGTCTTGCCTAAAACTCATAAAGGACGCAACTCCTTCTTATTACAATGAGGACAAACCCTCGATTCAGCCTTAGATAGCATCATACGAGGTGCTTCCCAGCCACACCAGTTACATTTAGCAGAAGTCCATTTACTCGCCATCGTGCATCACCGGGGCAAACAAACTCCCTATTAGTCCCATGTCCTTATCAATCATATACGCTGATAGACCGGCGCGGCTCATAGTATAACCGTTACGCGCATGGTATCTATCTTCGCCAGCAAGGCTTGGTAGTTGAACTACTAAGCACCCAGCCGTCTCGCGCATCTGTTGATGATGCAAATGTCCATGAAACCACAGATGATTAGTGGTCTGACCCCATTTCTCTCTCGCTTCGTGGGCCATTAGCATTGATAGTTTATTCATAACTTTCCCATCGCCGTGTGTAAAACCGATGAGATTTTTTCCGTAGGTAACATATTGTCTGATATGGGGGCTTACGATTACATTTACATCGTCGCAATCATTGTAATACGCCTCCAAGTAAAGCATTAACATAATACTTGTGTGTCTGTCGTGATTACCACCCATAAAGATAAGTTCAACATCGCTAACAGTTCGCAACAAATCAATGTGCTGTCGCGCAAGGTCGCATCCTTCCATAAGTATTTGTGCTGGGGTAGCGGCCATATCTTGTGCCGTACCCTTTGTAGTAGTTCCGATATCGTTATCTACATGAAACCAGTCAGAGCCAATACCAACAAAGAACTTATCGGGCTTACTAGGAAGCCGTGCTAACAATTCCTCAGTCTTATTCAAGACGCGCTCACGCGCCTCATCTAAATCATAGGTAGAACCTACCTCATCAATCCAACCATATTTACCAAAGTGTAGGTCTGTAGGAGAAAGAACGACAGCATATTGTTTATCAATCTTCATATTTCTGCTTTTAACAGGCGCAGATTTATGGTCAGACAGAGCCTCAAGGAAAGAGTCAGTTAGGTTTTCTCTAAGTAAAAGATATTGTTCAGCATCCTTTTCTATCTGTCTCCACTTCTTCTTCTCTGCCCTCTTTAGAATCTCCATCTTACGAATATCTAAGAACTGGTCTACCATATCGTCAAGAGTATTATTAATAACTTCTTCATCGGTAAACGGTTGCATACCATGCTTCCACTTATTTACCTTGATATACTCACTCATAATAGCAGAGGGCATTTCAAACTGACGCGACATATCATCAACGGTAAGTCCGCCGCCTATATCAGAATAAGCCTTCTTCATAGAACGGTGTTTATCACCATCAATAACAACTAGGCCATCAGTAATATCTAACATCACAATATAATTATCGTTATTATTATCATAGTAAACCCTTGAAGAAGTTGTAGAAACATCTTCCACATCAAAATCTCGGAAGGTGTTACCCTTTTTTACCCATCTGTTAATGGCCTGTCGCCACGCATGAACACCACGCGCGGGTTCTATACTGTGTAAAAACTCAGCAAAATCCATTGTTGAGGTAAAGTGTCGGTCTTGTGCAAACTTTTCTATTAGTTCCGTCCCACCGGAATAATTAGCCATACCTTGCCCTTAGTCTTTTGTGTTATAACTATTGGGTAAAAAGGATATTTTTTCATTGTTTTGATAATTTACAAAAATAATAAAACGCCGTACTGCGACCAATAATTTTATTATTTCAATTTCTTCTATAGTATGTTTGGTAAAGGCCGGTCTATACCTATTACTATTATAGTTGCTCTTATAGTTACCGTAGGTAACTTCTCTATACTATAGAAAGAATTGAAGAAATAACAAACAAATCCGCAGTAAAGCGTTTAATTCTTTCAGAAAAAAGCCTAAATAATAAAAAAAATACCCCAATGGTTAAAAGACAACCTTATATCCATTATAACATGGCGGAGAGGAGACGATGGAACTTATTTCGTTCCAGAGCGAAAGAAGAAGTGAAAAACCCAATCATTGAAAGGATGGGGATGATGACTGAACCGTTTTCAGCGGTTGCCGGAATACCGGATATGGTGAGAAACACCGAGAACTTGCGAAGTGATAGTAATTTCGATAATGAGTTTGACCTATTCGACAATATGCTTAAGTTAGACCCCGAACTCAATGGTGCTGTTCGTGCGGTATCACTTACTGCTAACAATTACAGTATTAACTACTCACGCGGTAAAAACGCGGCTATACGAAACGCAATAAGAGAATTAGTTGAGGAAACCATTGATTTTGACGATATTATGATTAATGCTATGCGTAATCTAATGGTTTACGGTAACGATATCAATAAAATAGTAGGTAAAGAGGGTGTTGGCGTAACTAACATACAAAACCTACCAGTAAAGCAGATAACCATTGTCGATGAGCGTGGTGGCCTTGCTTCTTATTTCGTAGCCGATGAAGATAACCCTATTATCAAGCCCGTCACATACATGGTGCGCGAGGCTACTTCATACGAGCGCGCAATACCTGCGCGTGAAATCATGCACATACGAATAGACTACCGAAGTAATTGGTTTACGGACAACAAATCCCGAAAAACCTACGGTGTGTGGGGTGCGTCAAGGTTTACTTCACTAAAACAGCCTATACGAATGAAGTATAACTCGATGAACAATCGTATTAGTCTTGAAGACTCTATGACTAAACAGTTTATCACTATCGACAAGTCTGCTATAGAGCATATTCAAGACCCAGCAGAGCAAAACCAAAGACTACAACATATTATGGACGAGGTAATCTCTCTCTTTGAGGGTCTAAGGGGCGACCAAATCCCAGTTTTACCTCATTATGTAGAATTACATCATGTAGATGTGGGTAATAGCGTTCCTAACAATACAGACTTCCTAGATGCAATCAACGGCGATATTGCCGCTGTTCTTCAAGTCCCAAGAGTTGCTGCGGGCCAAGAGCGAGGCTCAACCTTCGCCGCAACATACAATGCTAACCTATGGGCCGTACAGGCAATTTCAAGAATGCACCGTATTCTCGGTGAGTCTGCTACTAAGATGTTTATGACTCATCTTGACCTTCTCGGTATCGAATATCGAAAGCAAGACTTACCAACAATCAAGTTTGAGGCTATGGATAGCGAAACACCATTAAATGTGATGCAACGCGCTACTATGGGCTACAACGCTGGTGTCTTAACACTTAACCAAACTCTTGACTTACTAAACCTACCAACTATAGGGAAGGAAGGCGAAGAAAGGATTTCCCAAAGCAGCAACACCGGAGAACTACCAAGAGAAAACTCACAGCCCGGTGCAGAGGGGGTCAACGAATGAACTATCAAGACTTATTTATCATCTTTTTTTGCCTTCTAGTAGTATTTTCTATTCTAATGCACATTGAAAGGTTGATAAATCACGCCCCTGCTGATAAGTCTATGAGTAGAATGAAAATGGGTAGCCCAAACGAAACTTTGATGCTTACCTTCGGTATGGGTGTTGTTATGGCTTGGGTAGTTATAGCAGCCACCGCATCTTATTTTAGTATCGTTGAGCAAAGGGAAATATCCGACTCACAACTTACAGTTATAGGTCTATTAGGAGGTCCTGCACTTCTTATTATTACCAGCGTCTTAGATTTGTTTAAGGGCAAAGAAAGCGCTAAAATCGCAGTATTGCCCGATAGACTAAGTGCTGATGTTGCTTCTACAGAAGCAGTTGATACGCATACTAGGATGCTTGAGGAATATAAACTAAAGCATGACTTAGAGATGGAAAAAATGCAAAAACAACACAGCCTAGATATGGAAGCGTTTAAGGTTACAAAGGGTAAGGGCGAGTAATTATGGCTCTCAGAATTAGTCTTGATACAGGAATTGGGGTATCATTTGATACTGCACACACAGTAATACGAGAGTTTACAATGAATAAAGAAGTAGCAGAAGATGGTACTAAGTCCTTTACAGTAACCTATAGTGGTTTAGTTTATGTGGATGCCTCAAAATATACCGCTGGTAAATCACCTGTAAGTGGGTTTAATTATCAATTTTCTCTTGATATAACAGATGAGGCAGACCAACA